AGCAACTCTGATAGTACCGAACGAAGTGAGGAAAAATGATAGTGCTTCTTGTATACAAGATAAAATGGCTCTGTAACCTATTGATATCATTAAACAATAAAGCCCGACGTCGGGGAATAATGTATAGTAAAATCAATAGGTTGCAGCTTTTTTGTAATATTGTTGCGCGACACACCCATTGCAAAGTAATATTGTTTCGTGCCGGGAAGATGGATTTTGTCCAATGTTTTCAGTAGGTTATGCCGCTTGTTTGCATAGCAAGGTTGCTGCCACTATAATGATTGAACCAGCCAAGGAAGGCTGGCAACGTCAATATTTTGACACTGAGTCTTTGAAAGGACAAAAAAATGACATATGTTTCAACCGTAAAAACTACCAACGAAGCCACCAACGCAATTCGCGCCAGCCTTAAAAGTTTGAAGGCAACCGAACAGCAAAAAAGCCGGATTGTTTCAACCTTGGCAATATCGCTTGCCGATTTGATTAGCCTTTCCGCGCCAGAAATGCGGTCTTTGGAAGGTTGCAAGGGATTGCTAAAAGACATCGTGAAAGGTTGCGTTGCCCAAGATGAAACCGGCAAGCCGGACAATGGCGAGGTTCAACGCCTCATGTCATCGGCTGGTGATGCTATCAAATTGGCAATGCTGGTTTTCAATGGCGAAACAACCGGATTTGTTGCCGGATACGTTCGCAATGATGGCGCGGAATATGTAGACGCGGCAACCTATAACGGCATGACCAAAGATGCGAAAGGCCGCCATTCCGCCGAAGTGTTTTGGAATATGTCAAAGACGTTTCCAAAGATGAAAATGGCTGGTGCGGCTGTACCAACGCCAGACGCTAGAACAATGCCAACGGTTGCCGAAATGGGCAAGGCATACAAGCGGCATTTTGAAAATGTGCCTCTTAATTCTGACCAGACTGGTCTGGAAGCACCGAAGCGCGACAGTGCTGAAGGTGTAATCAACTCGCCAACTGAGGCGCGGAAAACAGCCCTTGCCCTAATCCATTGGCTGAAAGATGGCAACCTGCTTGTTGCGGAAGAAGCCGACAAAGCGAAGAAGGTTGACGGCGCAACCTTGAAGCGGTTGACTGAGCTTGCCCAACAAATTGATTTGTCGGTTGAAGAAAACGCCAAGGCAACACGCGTTGCTGATGCGGATGAAAAAGCCGCATAAATCCCCAACCCTCCCAACTGGTCAGCACTCTTGTGCTGGCCTTTTTTTTGCCCAAAATTTCTATCATAGGTATGCCTTCGGCATGACTATCATCCAGGTGCCTTCGGCACTATCATAAGGAGCCTTCGGCAACTTTTTACTATCATATCAATGCTGATGGCTTCTATCATGCTGCCGGCAAACGATGAGTTCAATCTGTGCCATTCACACTTTTTCTGCACAACTTCGCTGTTTTGATAACGACTGTTTCTGTTCTATACTTGTCAAGTAATCAGGAAGCAACACAACCAACGGAGGCACAAGTTATGACTGATTCAAATAATTGGGCTGTAGTTCGATTCGTAGACGACAAAGAACAAATTCTTGCCTACTTCTCATCCTTTGACCGCGCATCAGATGCGTGTTCTAAACTTTGTAACACAATTCCCGAAACAGCGTTTGGCTTTTTTGACGCTGGTTCACAACCAACGGAGGCACAAAATGTGTAACCTAGATAAAATCTCTCATCTATTTCTTTTCACCTGTGGCATTGCTGGCTTCCTTTTAGCTGGGCATGAGCTGTTCTATTACTCTGGTCTGTATTTGACTGGCCTGTTCGCCACATCCATCGTTGCTATTTGTTGGACTGGTTCCAACATCTGGCGTCACATGATTCGCTGATGGATACGCGTCATATCCGTTGCCTACGCTGCAACGACAAGGCGGATGCTGTTTATCGTGACAGCATCTTCCTTTGTTCTAAACACGCTTTGGAATATCAGAAGTCCCTACCACCGCTGAAAGAGCGTGTGTTTCCACAATTTTATTCACAAGGAAAAGCAAATGAAACTAACACGTCAACACTATGAGGTATTTGCCTCAATCTTTGGCGCTCACTGGCATCGGCTGCCACCCGAGTTTATAAATGAGTTCGTTCACTATTTGGCTCAAAACAATCCAAAGTTTGATAAGAAAACATTTGCTGCGGCAGTAAGTCGTGCCATCCCCGATAACAGGGATTTCAATAAGTTCATGACTAAGGTACTCACACCGGTTCACATCGAAGAACTTTGAGTTCACAATTTCCTCCCCGACTGGCCCCTTGTCCTTGTTTGGATAAGGGGTCTTTTTTTGGTATTATATCTTCAGTTAAGAAATTCACAACGGTTCAACAAGGAACACACAATGAAACAGGTAATTACATACAAGGTATTTGTCCTTGTCAATAATTCATGGCGGCTCGTTGAGTCCCACAGTAATTTGGAGTCTGCACAGCTACAGCTTCGTAAGCGTAAAGCTACTCCAAATACCACCGGCGTAATCATTCAGGATTATGTCAATTCAAAAGCTCGTTCTTGAAAGGAATGAAAATGCGTAAAGTAACTTCAAAGCCTACCATGCCCAAAAGCTGGGTTTCTTCACCACTCACACGTGCGTTATGTGCGGCTGGTCTCAATTCAACACACAAGGTTTCTAAGTCTAGCGGCCTTGCGTGGAGTAACATTGAGAACATTGCCACAGGTAAAACACGTAATCCTCACAGTGGAACCATTCAAAAGCTGATGGCTGTGTCTGGTATCTCTCGGCAGCAGTATGGCGGTCACACTCGTGTCGTCAATGCCATGCACACACCTGTTGACAAATCTGTTGTCAAGAAGGCTACCACTCGTATGGCTGCCAAGAAGCCAAAGGCACCTGCGGCTCACAGAACCATCGGTGATTTGGTTATCCAAGTCCACCAGAATGGGCAAACCACGTCAATCAATGTTGACCAACTACAACGTATTCTGCTGTCTCAGTAGAATACAGCATGGGAAGATTGTTCAACGTATCACTTCTCATAGCAATAGTGGCTCTTATCATCTTTCACATACTTAACCGTGTGTTTAGATAGGAGCCACTTTTTTGCTATTATTACTTATTCCAATCACAGGAGGTTGTTATGCCTAGAAAATACCAAGACAACCAACTGGTGGCTGCGTACTTTGCCACCAGAAGGATGTCGGTTCGATTCCTTGGTGTTGTACAAAAGTACGACTCAGGGAAATACTACGTGCGCTACGTCTGTGGCGACAGGTCTTTGTCGTGTGACAGGGTGTTCGAATGCCACACCAAAGAACTCTGGGAGCCTTGCAATACTTTCATTGACGAGATGCAAGCGTCTCAGGTGCAGATGTACAACAACATTGTCAAAAGCCGTGCCGAGCGGACTCATGGATACTATGCCAACAGCAACGAGCGACTTATCTGGTCATCCTTTGCTGCCAAACGTATTCTCGGCTCACACTTTTTCCGTACTTTTCCCGTAACTCAAATGGTCTGGAGGACTGATTATGTTTGCTAACATACGTGTTCAAGATATTGGCGGCACTGCTGTACGCCACTCAATCCCTGCCGGTGCTGTATTCAAGTACCAAGATGGTCAGGGCTATTCATACCTATCCCTAGGTGTCTACAAAAATTTCTTTATGGGTTGCAAACTTGAATCCGTCAATGCCGTTGCCAACTTCACTATTACTCCGTTTGATTCACAGGTTGCTAATCGTGACTGTGATATTACCGGTGTATTTGGCTTTGTGCTTGACCTCAGTGGTAATCCAAAGATTGGCTCATCGGAACGTGCTTTCCGTTTCGGTTCAGTCATATCATTGGCAAAAGATGTTGATGATGATGGCAACTCACATATGTACTTGACACTGGGTAACAGACCAGACCGCCATGTTAGCGAGCAACTGTTACTGCGCCTCACAGGTCAGAACACTTCCAGACTGTTCAAAACAGTTCCTTCGGATTCTATCATTGCTGTTCGCGGCACTGCCGCCCTCAATGTCGAATACTTAGAACGCAAAGCATAGGGAGGGTATTATGCCTAGAGCAAACTTTGGCCAAATGGCTGACTGTATGCGTGCTATCAATCTGCACGTTCGTGACTATGCAAATGAACATGACGTACCCCGCGACTGGTTCATGGAACAGCCCACAGAGTTGCATCCGGTAGCCCTTTCAGCTGCCCGCAAGCTACAAATCTTGGCACCATATGTCGAGGAATTCTTCAGTGACTTGAATCAGGTTTTGCGTAACCATGGTCTTCCAGATGGTCGGCACCGTAATTATTACAACATCGGCAGAGACATGACCATGCAGTATCCTGTCATCTGGAATGCAAACAAAGACGGTGTCATTTGTTTTCCTAACTTGTCTATGGACTTACTCAGCCCACATAATGGTTTGCGTCATGAGAACCCGTGGTTCCCAAAGTGTAGTGTCTCACTTCACCAACGTATCCGTGACGATTTGTCTGACCCCAAGAAAAGCCAAGCATGGTTGCCTGTATCTCGTGGCATCAAGCGGCTTGGTACTCGTACTGAGACATCTGTATCTCGTGCGTTGTCAAGGGCTTTCTTGTGGCATGGTGAGAAACTTGCGTGTCCACAGTATATTGACAACACTGCGGCTCGTCTTATTGATATGCACAAACCAGCCCAGTTTCAGTTTGCCGATACTGCTGAGGATATGCGCGTTATGTACACACGCGAGAGTAGTTCAGAAACGCCTTCATCATGTATGGACTCAAAGCATAGCTTTGCTTTGTATAGTCCACACAGACCTATCGACTTCTATGGACATTGCCCGATTACTAAAGGTGCATACATATCTCGTGGTGGTATTGTTGTAGCCAGAACGATTTGCTGGCTCGATTCTAAAGATGGTCAGTGGTATCACTCACGTGTGCATTCGTCACGCAATGCTTCAAGTAGTGAGCTAACGAAGCATCTGGGAGAGCACAATGTCAAATCAATTGACAATCTTCCTAGACCGGTGCGTTTCACTGCTGAGTTCGATATCCCTGCGGGTAAGTACAATGATATTGCAGCTTGTCCAATGCCCTACTTTGACTCACAGCCGTTTGACGCCATGGTTCTCAAACTGTCAAGTGACAAAACAATGTTTCACGTGCGTATCGGTGCACGCAACATTATTGCGCCGAAGGGTGAGGATTGGCAATATCCTAACCTTACATCAACTTCTGGTTCATATTGCGCCTACGAAAGCGCTGAGTGTACCTATTGCAATGACGAGATTGACACTGAGAATGATTCCTTCTGGAATGTCGAAGGTGATATCTATTGCACTGTACACTGTGCAGAAGAAAATGATGCTGTGTGGTATGTGACATCTGGTGACGACAATCTTGTGTACCATTGCAACATTGACTTCACTGACACTATTCGCGCCCATCATGGCAATGGTATCTTCAGTAACCAGCACGCTGCCAGAGTTCGTGGTTGCGTATATCATCCTGTTCCATGGGCTGATGTCGAGTATCATATGTTTGTACATTGGGATGACCACAGTGGTGATGACATGGGTCTTGCCTATGTTGGCAACTCTGGCTATGTGTGGGATGCTAAAAGCAAGTCCACAGTGCGTATGTATTGTGATGCTCTGGGTTCACCCAGTGATGTTGCACATGCAGTTCTGCCTTACACTGATGGCTACTTCACGTTCCACAGTTTTCCTGTCGTCTCCGAGACTGCCAATCCCAAGAAGGTAGATGACACAACTACTGTCATGCGTTATATTGCAACGTGTGGCAATCCAGATAATTTTGACGACTCTATGTTTGATGATTTTCTGGGTGACGTACTACGCCCACACGCACCATTACTTTCTGGTGTGACTATACTTCAACACTTTACAGGCAATGACCTATTCTAAGGAGAGTATCATGACTACATCATATTCATATCTACCACCTGTCAACCCAGTTGTTGACGTTTCTGAAATGCCGGTTGCAGTTCGCGGCAAAGACATTGACTCTTTGCTCTTTGACTTGCTACGCATTGTATCACCGCATGGTAAAGAATCAAAAGTCAACGAGGTTCTGCTTGCTTTCATATCTAGAGTGCAACCAAATATCACACCACACGTGGATGTCAAGGGTAATCTTATTGTGCAGATTGGCAAGAATCCCAAGACCATGTTCAGCTGCCACACTGACACTGTGCAAAGCGGAATTGACCAAGAGTTTACCACACTGCACATATCTAATGAGCTGTATGTTCATGCGTCCGTCCCATCCGAGGTTACTTGGTATGAGAACAGTGCCGGTGACACTGTGACTGACACTGACATGAAGCAAGAAGCCCGTGATGCTGGTAATTCGTTTCCTTTCTACACGTTGCTTGATGGCCGTCTGTATGGTTCCAAAAAGCAGTTTGATGGCTGGGTTGACACACACCAACGCTACGCTACAAGGACTGCTGTGAAGCCTACAGCCTGTGTGCTGGGCGCCGATGACAAGCTGGGTTGCTACATTTTATGCAAGCTTATCGAAGCAGGTGTCAACGGCCTTTATGTGTTCCATATCGGTGAAGAGATTGGCGGCGTCGGTTCCACCTACTTGTCACAGCACAAGCCAGAATACTTTACCGGTGTCCAGCATTGCATCGCATTTGACCGCATGAACTACGGCGATATCATCACGCATCAATCTGCTGCGCGTTGTTGTTCAGATGCGTTTGCCAATGCTTTGGCTGACCAGCTATCTGTCAACTTTCCACCGATGCAAAAGATGGCGCCATCTGACCGTGGCTCATTTACTGACAGCGCCAACTATACTTCGTTGATTGCAGAATGCACCAACGTGTCAGTGGGCTACTTTTCTCAGCATACATCCAGAGAACGGTTTGACCTTGAGTGGCTTGAACGTCACCTCATCCCTGCACTACTCAAAGTTGACTGGGCTGGGTTGCCAGTGGAGAGGGAGGCCACACCCTCTTTGCCTCGGTTTCCGCGTCACCGTTCGAACAGCGCGTACTTCGGGGGAGGACGCAACAGTTCGTACCAGAGTCAGAGGTCTGTGGTTCCAGCAAGGAGCGTTACGCCATCAAAGGATGCCAGACGCACCCAGTCAAGAGTAGACCGCATACAGAACAACCTTGACGAGATGGAGTCCTTTGACCCACGCGAAGGCTTCTTCAATGGAGAAAGTGCTGGACAAAAAGTACAACGTGTATTATACACCTTTACTAAGGATGACATGACCCTCAGTGATATTGCTCAAATGGTTGTTGATACAAATGAACACGCAGCCTATGACAAAATTACATGGGAGGATGATGCCTTCTGGAATATGTAATCCCCGCGCAACTGCCCCTCACTTCGGTGGGGGGCTTTTTTTTATTTTTTTTTTCTATTGACGTACATTTTTCTATATGGTAAAAGGGCTAACTCCCCGCAGAGATATACTATATAGGGAACACCGAAGTCATGAAAAGTTACATTCTAAAGAATGCACCGACAGAAGGAAATTCTGTCCGTATCTCTTGCCCTTCCTGTGCAAGCAAAACTTTCACCATTTCAAAAATACATGGCAAGCTGTTGTGGAATTGCTACAAAGCAAGCTGTAAAACAAAAGGCTCTGAGCAAATGGAACGCTCAAAAACAGAAATCTCATCAAAAATCCGCGATACTATCACTTTCTATCATGACGCGGAAACTTTTATAGTTCCCGAATGGTTCACACCTTTCACGGATAATGTCCGTGCTTTGAATTACCTAAAACGAAATAACTGTATTGATGCTTTTCAGAACGGAAGAGCCAGGATTCTGTATGACCCAAAGCAAGATAGGGTTGTGTTTCTTGTAAAAGAAAACGGCATTACGTACGATGCTATTGGCAGAAGCCTAAAGCCTAAAACAATACCAAAGTGGTATCGTTATGGTAAATCACAAAAACTATTCACAGCAGGTGAACATGATATTGCTGTGCTAGTTGAAGATTCTGCATCCGCCTGTGCCATATCCCCTGTTGCTACTGGCGTTGCGCTACTAGGAACAAATATGAAAGATGCTGACCTTACACAGCTACGTAAATATGCACACGTATTTGTGTGCTTAGACCCTGACGCCACTCGTAAGGCACTTGACTTACAAAAATACCTATCGTACTTTGTGTCAACAACAATAATAAGAATAGATGATGACCTGAAATATTATGATGCGCAGGAGATTAAAAAATTACTACAGAGCAACAACTGATAAAGCTCCTACTTGGTAAAGAGTTTTACGATGTAAACAGAACACGCGTATTGCGTTCTATGTTTCCCACTGAACTGTCTGACTTGTACGATACAATTATTGTTGGGCATGAAAAGTATGAGCGTGATTTAACCGCTAACGAATTACGTGAACTTTTTCGGGTTCACAATCCCACAGCTACTCGTGCTAAACGCGAATTGATTGCTGAGATTATTGATGACTTAAAAGCCTACCCACCTATCGGTGATGATGTGGCAGCTGATGTGCTAAAAAGCATGTGGCAACAAGAGATTGGTAGACAGATTGCTGACATGGGCTTGGCCATGATGGAGGGCAATCCTGATAAGATACATGAAATCAAAGACTTAGTCGATAAGTCTGAGAATGGTTTTATACCCGAAGATGAACTACAACCAGTCACCACTGACTTGGATGAACTACTGGAGTTTGAAAAGAACGCCGACTGTTGGGAATTTAACATCCCATCCCTATCTAAAGTTGTACGTGGTGGACGCGGCGGTGAATTTATGATTGGCTTTGCCAGACCAGAGATTGGTAAGACAGCTTTCTACGTATCGCTGGCCACTGCACCAAATGGCTTTTGTGCACAAGGCGCCAACGTTCACGTCATTACTAATGAAGAACCAGCTATCCGTACAATGAAGCGTGCTATATCCGCGTACACTGGATTGAATGGTGAGCAGTTATACATGAACCGTTCACAAGCAAAAGAAAAGTTCACAGAAATTGGCGCCAACCTAAACATGTTTGATAAAGTGGATGCCAGTATTGAATGGTTGAATAAGCACTGTGAACGGCATAAGCCTGACATCATCATCATTGACCAACTGGATAAGCTGGATGTGATGGGTTCATTCGCCCGTACTGACGAGAAGCTACGGCAGATATACTTGAAGTTCCGTGAAGTTTGTAAACGGCACAATGTATTTGGCATTGGCATCAGTCAAGCATCAGCGGATGCTGAGAATAAAACCAATGTCACGTACGCAATGATGGAGAATAGTAAGACCGGTAAAGCTGCGGAAGCTGATTTGATTATTGGTATCGGTAAATCCGACATCACTGATAACAATGACAGCCGGCGTTACCTCACAATATCTAAAAACAAGTTGACCGGATTCCACGGTAATATAGTATGCAACCTAGAAACAGCAACAAGTAGGTACACAGCATGATTACTACATTAGATGTTGAAACAATGTTTCAAAAGAACCCTGAGACTAAACGCACTGACCCTTCACCATTTCACAAGGACAATAAGCTTGTATCCGTACAATATGCAATTGAGGATGACGAGCCGGTGTTTCGTTGGTTTCACCATGATACCGAAACTATTGACACACGTGAAGTTCACAATGATGTACAGAATGCTTTAGATAAGACTACCCTGCTCATCGGCCATAACATTAAGTTTGACTTGGTGTGGCTGTGGGAGTCTGGCTTTAAGTATGACGGTGACGTATACGACACTATGATTGGTGAATACCTATTACTGCGCTGCCAGAACTGGGGCGTAAGCTTGGCTGATAGCTGTACCAGACGCAAGGTATCTCTAAAGAAGGGCGACTTGATTGAAGAATACATCCGTAGCGGCATAGGCTTTGACAAGATGCCAAAGGATATTGTCGAGGAGTACGGCATCGCTGACGTTGTATCCACACGTGAGTTATTTTATGCACAACGTAAGCTATACTCCGAGGACAAAAACGCACCACTTCGTAAGCACTTAAAGCTTATGAACAACTTCCTGCCTGTGCTGGCTACGCTAGAACAGAATGGAATCAAGATTGATTTTTCTGAACTTCACAAGGTTCGCTCTGACTACCAGATTGAACGCTCTGAGCTACAGATAAAGCTGGAGGACGTGTGCCATGAGGTCATGGGCGACCGCCCCATTAATTTTGCATCGCCGGCACAGATGAGTGAGCTTATTTATTCACGCCGTATCACTGACAAAAAGAAATGGGCTGAGATATTTAACATCGGCTTAAACGATAAGGGTAAGCCATTGCATCGCCCACAGATGAGCACAGCACAGTTTGCTGCCACTGTGAAGAAGATGACAACGCGCATACATAAAACACGTGCTGTACATTGTCGCCAATGCCTAGGTAAGGGCGAGTTCTGGAAAACTAAAGTTAACGGTGAGCTGTGGAAGAATGCCACAAAGTGTAAAACTTGTGCTGGCGAAGGATACATACAGGAGCCCCTACCTAAAATCGGCGGACTCACAATGAATCCACAAGGTGTGCTTGATGTATCTGCCAGTGGGTTTTCCACAGATAAAACCACATTGCTTCGGCTATTACGCGCCGCCATTCACAAAGGTAACGAAAGTGCAGAAACCTTCCTGAGAGCCGCTGTACGGCTTAACGCAGTCGAGGTGTATCTTTCTAGCTTTGTAGGCGGTATAGCCCGTAACGTGAAGCCCAACGGGATATTACACCCTAAGTTTAACCAATGCATTACTCGTACCACTCGTCTGTCTTCATCTGACCCTAACTTCCAGAACCAGCCACGGGGTAACACGTTCCCAGTGCGCCGTGTTGTTATATCTAGGTTTGACAACGGTACAATTTTACAGGCTGATTATAGTCAGCTTGAATTTCGTGTTGCCGCACAGATGAGCGGTGATGAAAATATGATTAAGGATATTTTAGATGGTGTCGATGTTCACAAATATACCGCGTCAGTTATTTTTGATAAGCCAGAAGCTGAAGTTACCAAGGAAGAAAGAACAGACGCCAAAGCGCATACGTTCAAACCTCTCTATGGAGGGTCTTCCGGCACACCAAGTGAGATGGCTTATTACAAAGCGTTTACAGAAAAGTACCCAAAGCTTGCTAAATGGCATCAAGATTTGCAGACTGAGGCTATATCACACAATAGTGTTACTCTGCTTACTGGTCAGCAATTCGCTTTTCCGGATGCTAGACGCCTTGCTTCAGGTGCTGCATCGGGAGCGCCCTCCATCAAGAACTACCCTGTACAAGGTATGGCGGGTGGTTGCTTGGTGCCGCTGGCAATGCTTTCGTTGCACAGTGCACTTAGACATAATGGCTGTAAGTCTATTGTCATCAATACGGTCCACGACTCTATAGTTCTTGATGTATTTCCTGGGGAAGAAGCACTGGTTGCCAAGATTACGTATGATGCAATGACCGGTGTGACTAAGGCTTTTGAAGAGCTATATAATGTCAAGTGGGTGGTGCCACTTGAAGTCGATGTTGAGGTAGGAAAAAACTGGCTAGACATGGACACTTTTACGCTTGACTACCAACAAGCAATGTGATAAAACTCTCGTTCAAACTAAGGAAGGGTCAAAAATGACTTCATTACCTACTATAAATAATGGTCTATCTTTTGAGCAGTTAGCTCAAATTACTGGACAAGAAATGCCTCCGAAGAACAACAACAGCTTAACTGTGTTGAAAATTAACCGTGACTTTGAAGATGATAACGGTAATCCGTTGCCATCGGGTACGTTCACAGTTAATGTGGATGGCGAAAACATTTATGCTAAAACAGTTAAGTTTCAATTGTTTCAGCAACGTTATCAGTATATTCACTATGACCAAACTGAAGGTGAGTTCATAGGGAAGTCGATTATGGCAAATAATCTGTACCCGCAGACAGAGGTTCCTGACTCAATTGGAACTATGCGCTGTGGTTCAGTGCCATCATCTAAACGTGAGAACTTGACTGTAGAACAGGCCACTAAGCAGAAAGATATTAAATGCTTCCGTATGCTTTTTGGCAAGATTACATTCAATGATGCGGTGACAGCTAGCGGTGAGAAACGTGAAGTTGTGGGTATGCCGGTATTGTGGAAAGCACGCGGTGCTAACTTCATGCCTATCTCCGTACCTTTGGATGCGTTGACTGCCCAACGCAAGCCATTCATTTATTATGACATGGATGTTTCCTTGAAGAAGGAAAAGAATGGTTCTGTCATTTACTATGTCGGTACATTTAAAGTGGGGAATGGCCCACTCGACTTTACTGAGGATGACCAGCAATTGTTGATGGATTTTAATTCATATATTGAGTCCGAAAACAAAGATGTGATGAAGGATTACGATTCTGCATTACGCTCCGCTGGAAACATAGTTGACGTAGAATCAACCACTGTTACAATGGATGATGTACTTAACGATGACTTACCGGAGTCAATGGCATCATGAATGTAAATCAAAGTCGCCTTCTTTCATTCCTTTCAAAGGCGGCTCGTGGGGAGGCAGAAATGTCTCCTCACACCCTTGATAGGTTTGCACAATACGCGCGTGACGCTATGGAAAAGCAGTTCACTCCAAAAGATAAAGCATTTACATTGCGTATGAGTAACATTGGTAAGCCAAGCTGCCAATTACAGATGCAAGCCAAGGGCATACAACCAGAATCCCCATCATATGATTTTAAGATGCGTATGATTATGGGCGACTTAATGGAAGCTGCCATGTTCACATTGATGGAAGCGGCTGGCATTGACATCAAATCTAAACATACAAAAGTATCTCACCAAGTAGGTGACACAGTCATCAATGGTGAGTATGACGTCGAACTAGATGACGGCATCTGGGATATTAAAACTGCATCACCATTTGCGTTTGAGCAAAAGTTCAACACACCTGATGGTTTTAACAGAATTAAAGATAAAGATTCATTTGGTTACGTAGCACAAGGTATTGGCTATGGTATGGGCGCTGGAAAGCCTTTCAAAGGATGGATTGCTTTAAATAAATCTACTGGAGAAATTGCTTTTACTGAGGCCACCGATAATGATACGGAGAAGGAAGAAGTAAATGAGAAAATACAGAAATCTATTTCTGCAACAAACTCCACTGAGCCGTTTAAACGACAGTTTTCTGATGCTCCAGAGTCTTTCTACAAGAAAGAAACCGGAAATCGGGTATTGGGGTTTGAGTGCACATGGTGCGACTACAAAGAACATTGCTGGGAAAACTTGGAATTCAGAAAGCAATTACCAAGTAAATCCAAAAACCCCAAGTTCGTCTGGTACACACACATCACAGACTACTGGCGTAATCATGACAATACAGTACAGGACACCTGATGGTACTGCGTCAGCAAAAATCTTTAAAACGACTGAAGCGGAAGCCTACGACTTCATCACGGAGCTCAAAGAAGGCATCCCCTTCCCCACGCTCTACTGTGAAGGCCAAGTCTGTGCCTTCTCAGCGAAGCACATCAACGAAGTCCGTGCCGAAAAAACGGATGTCGGTGAGGTCAGCGAAAGCAAAGGGTCGTAAGTTGCAGAACTGGGTGGCGGAGCAGTTACTGGGTATTCTAAAGAAAGTAACTTCTCTGGATGTCCGGTCTACCCCAATGGGTGTCAATGGTGTTGATGTACAGATGTCAACTGCCGCTTACGTACAGTTTCCTTATGACATAGAGTGTAAAAATACAGAGCGTATGACTACGCTTTATAATTATTACGAACAGGCAATTAGCCATGACTCCGGTGGAGAACCTTTGTTGATTGTAAAAATGAACCACAAAAAGCCTCTTGCTGTTGTAGATGCAGAGCATTTTATAAAGGTAGCCACATGTCAGAAAAAAACCCAGTAGACTTGAATCCAGGTGATTCTGCCGTTGTCGTACGCCATGAAGATGGAAACGATGGATTTGGAATTGAAATATATCATCACCCATTAACAGATATGGATGAAGAAGATTTAATATTTTACACTTTGTTAACCAGAGGTATGGCATTTCAAGCCACAATAGATACAGAAGCGGTTCTAGAACTTGGTGAAGAAAGCCTCACTGATGGCAAAGATGTAAGCATAACGGAGCATTAAATGGCAAATATAATTAAAGCGCTATCGTCACACGCACAAGGCAGCATTGCTTTGCATAAGACAAATATTATGGTATACCTAGAGAATCCAGTTGGCATCGGGGAGCACTCAGATATACTTGAGGCTATCCAAGGTGAGCTGGATAAAATAGCTGTGCATCAAGACCGTTTGGACTTGTTGCGTGTTATACAAAAGGAAAGTGAAAACAAACTATAACAGCATGTAGGAGTCGTGTAGTGAGACACGTAGATTTGTGTAGTGGTATCGGCGGCTTTGCTCTAGGATTTGAGCAAGCTAATCTTTCAACCCCAGTTATGTTCTGTGATATAGAACCGTGGTGTAGAAATATACTTAAACAACACTGGAATAACGTACCTATTAAATCTGATGTAAAGGAATTAGCTAATGACCCAGACAACCTTGTTCCCGATTGCGACATCCTCACAGCAGGATACCCCTGTCAGCCCTTCTCCCAAGCGGGGAACCGCAAAGGCAAAGAAGACCCACGTCACATCTGGCCGCACATCCGCAAAATTGTTGCATCCAAAAGACCCTCTTGGGTTGTTTTCGAAAACGTTTATGGTCACATCAGCTTGGGACTCGACGCTGTGCTCCTTGACTTGGAAACCGAAGGCTACGCCACAAGGACGTTTGTTGTTCCAGCTAGCGGCATCGGCGCACCCCATAAGCGAGATAGAGTCTGGATTGTGGGCTACACCGAACACAATGGACCATCTACCGCTACGCTCCAAGGAGAGCATGGAGAAAATGAAAGAGGGTCACAGGAAGGGCAGGAAGCGTCCCAGCAATCTGCGGGAACAGGTGAATCCAGAGTACGTGAAGATGTGGGCAACTCCAAGGACAACGGATGGGACGGGCGGCCCACGCCAACTGGACGAAAAGGGTCGCAGGATAAGCAAGACGAATCCAGACCTGAAATTCGGGGCGAATCTAGCGGACCAAGTACGGATGTGGCCGACACCAACAACCAGAGACCACAAGGGCGGCTATCAGGGTGGCAGGATACGCAACGGCAAGGTGTCGTGGGACACACTGGATGTAGCAGTTCAACACACCGACAACCAGAGCAAAACTGGTGGACAACTGAACCCGATGTGGGTAGAGTGGCTAATGGGATACCCAAAAGGGTGGACAGACTTAAAGGACTAGGCAACGCCATAGTACCGCAAATTGCACAACAAATCGCTGAATCAATAAAGGTAGTAGAAAATGCCAAAAGATGTTAGACGTAGGCTAGAAGCCGACAGTTCCGCAGAACTACAAGAAGATATAGATAGATATTACAGCATGTACCCATCACTAGGCTATGATACAAGAGTTATCAAAACCGCCCAAGAAGATGATAAGTACGTTGCGTACATGTCCCGAATGGACTCCTGTGATTAATATGGAAAAGCACGAGGCTTATATGAAGCGTAGACTTAAAGAAGTAGACATGGTTAATCACCCACCTCACTATAAAAAGAATGGGATTGAGTGTATTGAGGCCATCAAAGCTGCTTTGACTACGGAAGAATTTAGAGGGTATTGCAAAGGTAATACTCTCAAATACACGTGGCGTGAACGCTACAAAGGCAAGTCTGTAGAGGACTTGCGGAAAGCGCGGTTTTATTTAGACCGTTTAATTTTGGAACTAGAAAATGAGCAGGAAGATAAGAGCTAACATTACAATATCTGCTTCTATTGATTTAGATGAATTTAACGCTGACGTTGATGAAATTTCTGATACTGTAAAAGACTATATAGAAGATTTATTGTTTGATGTTGAAGGTATCAAACCTGCTAAAATTAGCGTGAGGATGACACATGAATAACCAATTACCTACAGATTATCAGAATTTTATTGCCCTATCTCGTTATGCGAGGTGGAAGGAAGACGAACAGCGTCGGGAGACTTGGAGTGAGACTGTATCCAGATATTTTGATTATATGGCTGACCATCTGCATCATAAACACGGCTATAAGCTTCAACCTGCACTGAAGAAAGAACTGGAAGAAGCAGTGTTGAATCAGTCAATTATGCCCAGTATGAGAGCCTTAATGACTGCCGGTCCAGCACTAGACCGCTGCCACGTAGGTGGTTACAACTGTTCTTACGTGCCTGTAGATAGCCCACGTGCGTTTGATGAGACCATGTATATTCTTATGTGTGGTACAGGAGTAGGCTTCTCTGTTGAACGCCACTGTATTGAAAAGCTACCCATCGTAGCGGAAGAATTTCACAACACAGACACTGTAATTAAAGTTGGCGACAGTCGGCCTGGATGGGCAAAGTCCCTCAAAGAACTGATTGCTATGCTGTACACAGGCCAAGTTCCTAAGTGGGACGTGTCTGATGTGCGTCCTGCTGGTGCTAGACTCAAGACATTTGGTGGCAGGGCATCAGGCCCACAGCCATTGGTTGAGTTGTTTGAGTTCGTTGTACAGAAGTTTAAGGGTGCCGCAGGGCGCCGGCTATACCCAATTGAGTGTCATGACATCATGTGTAAGATTGGTGAAGTTGTAGTCGTAGGCGGTGTACGCCGCAGTGCGTTGATTTCATTGTCTAATCTTAATGATGACCAGATGGCACATGCCAAGTCAGGTCAGTGGTGGGAGAATGAAGGACAACGTGCGTTAGCTAATAACTCTGTGGCGTACAAGACTAAGCCTGAGATGGGTACATTCATGCGTGAATGGTTATCATTGTACGACAGTAAGTCGGGTGAGCGTGGCATTTTTAACAGACAGTCGGCTAAAAAGCAGGCGGCTAAGAACGGCAGACGTGATGTAGAGCACGACTTCGGATGTAATCCTTGCAGTGAGATAATCTTACGCCCATACCAGTTCTGTAATCTGTCAGAGGTAGTTGTACGTGAGAACGATACGATTGAAGTGCTGAAGAACAAGGTGCGCCTTGCTACCATCCTTGGTACATTCCAATCTACACTGACTAACTTTAAGTATCTTCGTCATGTATGGAAGAAGAATACTGAGGAAGAAAGACTGCTTGGAGTGTCACTGACTGGTATCATGGATAGCACGGTAACTGCTACGGCTGGTAATAAGCTAGAAACCCTGCTTGAAATGCTACGTGATATTTCTGTGCAGACTAACAAGGAGCTTTCTACTAAGCTTCAGATTCCCCAGTCTACTGCGGTAACATGCGTAAAGCCTAGCGGAACTGTATCACAGCTCACAGATGCTGCCAGCGGTATCCATGCACGGCATAATCCTTATTACATTCGCACTGTACGCGGTGACAACAAAGACCCGCTCACACAGTTCTTAGTCTCTGAGGGTATTCCAGCAGAGCCTGATGTAATGAAGCCCGACAGCACTACAGTGTTTAGCTTTCCAATGAAGTCACCACAAGGTGCAGTAACACGTACTGCCATGACTGCCATTGAACAGCTCAAGCTGTGGCTAACGTATCAACGTCACTGGTGCGAACACAAACCATCTGTAACAATTTCTGTGAAGGAATCGGAATGGATGGATGTAGGTGCGTGGGTCTACGAACACTTTGATGAGGTTAGTGGTATTAGCTTCCTGCCATTTAGTGAGCACACGTATCAGCAAGCCCCATACCAAGATATTGATGAAGTACAATACAAAGAGTTCTTGACTAAGATGCCAAAAAAGGTAGACTGGTCTAAGCTACAGGACTTTGAAAAAGAAGATACTACATCAGGTGGACGTGAGTTAGCGTGTACCGCAGGTGTGTGTGAAATTGTAGATATTTCAGCAGGGTGAGGATACAATGGCTAATAACAAAGCAGTGGACAGGTTTTATCATGAGGGGCGTAAGTCTTTTAGTGTAGTAGAAAAGTGTGGTAAATACTACCACAGTGCTGCCAATCCATATTCAATGGATTCATTTAGGGGAAAGGAATGGCAACGTGGGTATAACCTCAGCTATTTCCAAAACTTAAAAAGGGTTCAAGCACGATGAATGCAAGAGAAAACCAAGTCCGCCGCTTTCAACAAGCCATGGAACAGCCCATTGATATACCAATGTCTAGCAAAGAACTGATGTTACGTATGTCCTTTATTGATGAAGAAGTAAAGGAGCTACGTGATGAAGTGGTGACTGCGGTTAAGGAGCTGGGGGATACCACAGAGGTTTCACATGAAATACGTGTGAAGCTATTAAAAGAACTGAGCGACGTTATGTACGTGGCTTCTGGCTTTGCTGTAACTTTTGGCTTGCCAATATCTAGGGCTTTTGATAGGGTACATGCATCTAATATGAGCAAGATGGTTGACGGTAAGGCTATCAAGAATGACGAAGGCAAAGTCATGAAGGGGCCGAACTACAAGCCACCCTTACTAGATGACTTAATAAGCGACCAATTAGAATTATTCTAGGAGTACCCTGTGTCAGATAACGAAGATATAGTCACCATTAACGGTGTTAAATACAATTACTTTGAGTTGGAAGACTCACAGCAATATATGGTCAATCAAATACGTAGTCTGAATGATAAAATTCTGAAAGCTAGGTTTGAATTGGAACAGATTAAAATAGCGCATGGAGCATTTTCTTCACAGCTTATTCAATCTGTAAAAGAAACAGAACCAGAAAAGGCTTCGGAATAAATGGAAAATCTAGAACCAGTAAAGAAAGACCGTAAGAAATTTGACTTGGATTTGCAATACGGCAAAGTTCGTGAACAGCGTATCGCTGACATGCTTCAGAATAAAAAGATTGAGGTGAAGTCAGAAAGGGATATGTGGGCACGTACCGGTAACATTGCTATTGAGTATCAGTCGTACGGTAAGCCAAGTGGAATTGCTGCCACAGAAGCTGACTACTGGTTCCACAATTTGTGTATCGGTGATGATACGTTTGCTACACTTGTGTTTAGCACCGACTCACTAAAAAGAATTATCGCTAACCTTGATTACAAGAAAACAGTGAAGGGCGGCGACAACTACGCCTCTCAGATGTATCTTCTGAATATACAAAAGCTATTTTCATCTGACGTAATTAAAGCATTTAAGGAAAACGAAAATGGCATCAATGAAGACGCTATCAATACACAGTGAGCTAGATGTACACCTGAGCATAACCAAGCAGGGCATCGGTGTAACCATATCAGGCGAAGAAGCTGAGACTTCATTTAGTGAATATACATGGGATGAGCTGTCTGATGACATGATTGAACAGCATGCTGTACCTGTGCTAGCTAGCAATGACTATAAGATAAGCAAAGATAGCCGCGACTTTATCAAAGAGGCGGCACAAAAAATGCGCTATGCCGCTAGTAAAATGGCACAGCGCACTGATAATATGGATGTTGTTGATATTAGTTAG